TTTGAGGTCCTTGAACGCCTGGATGGCCACGAACGGGTCTTTGCGTTCATGCAGCTGCCCGACCATGCAGAAGCCGAACCGGTCGCTGTGCCAGTCGCGTTCGGCGTGCGGCCACTGGTCGGGCCAGAAACCGCCCTGCAGGGTGCCGGCTTTCTTGGTGACGTACGGGGCGAGGGCGCCGGTGCTGATCGCGTCGTAGCCCAGGACGAGATCGTAGGGGCGCAGCGCCTTGCGCAGTTTGCTGCGCCCGACCATGTTGTCCAGGGTGGTGTACTCCCACATGGTCCAGGCCACCGCGGTCTTGGCGGCCCGGCGGGCTTCCGGGCTGATGCCCAGCTGGCCCGGGTCGGCGTGGTGGATGAGCAGGTCGAAGGGGGCCTGCAGCCGTTTGGTGAGCAGCCCGGCGACGACGGCCGGCAGCGGCGGGGCGACGAACGTGGGGTCGAGGTAGACGTCCAGGCCGGCGTCGGCGAGGGCGGTGATGATGCCGATGCCGTCGTTGCCGTAGCCGGAGTACGGGTTGAGCGGGGTCTTGACCAGAACCTTGAGCATGGGGCCACCATTCGTGCGGATCGTGCAAGCTGCCGTGCAGGTTGTGCAATGTGGACGGTCCTCGGCCGGGGTTCAGCCGACGGACAGGCCGTAGAAGGTGGTCAGCCGCATGCCGCCGTCGCCGTCGGGGACCGGGTAGGCGTCGGGTTCGCCGAGGCGCAGGCAGCCGATGGTGCGCACGGTGCCCCACATCTGGGTGCCGGACGCGGCGCGGTGCAGCCGCTTGTCGAAGGCGTCGAAGGCGGCGTCGATGCGCCGGTACGCCTCGCCGGGGTCGGTGACGTTGCCGGCGGCGTCGCGTAGCGGGTCGACGTACAGCTGCAGCACGATGCGGGGGAAGCGCATGGTGTTGTGGGCGTTGGCGCCGGCCCAGCCGCCGGCCCGGTCGATGACGGCGGCGGTGGACTGGCTGCCTTCCACGGTGCACCACAGGGTGTGCTGGAACAGCCAGGGCGTGCCGGTCTCCGGGAAGGCGCCCAGCACGGCGGTGATGTCCGGGCAGCCGAGCAGGTATTTGACCGCGCCCTGGATCAGGTCGTCGGTCTGGACCGGAGAGGTCATGCTTCACCGCGCAGGTACGCCATCATCGCTTCCCGGTACATCGGCTCGAACGCGGCGACCGGGGCCATGAAGTCGTGGTTGACGCTGACCCGGCCCTGGCTGTCGGTGCCGGGGATGTTGCCGCGGCGGTAGTAGTAGCCGGGGTTGCCGGGGTTGCGGGACTGTTCCAGTTCGGCGTAGCGCACCGGATCGTGTGGGCTGCCGGGGGCTTCGCCGCCGTAGCTGATTTCGCCGGTCCAGATGCCGTCGCGGGTGCCGCTGTGCAGCTTGCCGGACGCCTTGAGCGAGCCGGTGATGACGTGCACGTACTGCTGGGTGGCCTGGAACTGGGCGGTGAGCACGGCTTCCAGGCGCAGGGTGGTGCCCAGGTCGGGTGGGTGGTCGAGGTGGTCCAGGGCGCGCATGGCGTCGGAGATGTCGACGTCGAATTCGACGGCCATCACGCCTCCTCGACGCCGTGGCCGGGGAAGGCGGCGGTGGCCTGGGCGACCTCGACGATCTGGACTTCCATATGGTGGGCGGCGCTCATGGCCACCGCCGGGTCGGGGACGGCCCGGATCTCGAAGGTGCCGCTGACCGGCCCGGAGAGCACCCGGACGCGCTGGCCGGCCTTGACGGCGGTGGTGACGTCGAAGAACATGACGCCGATGCGGTCGGGGGCGCGCCCGGCCACCACCGGCATGGGGGCGTCCTTGCCGGGCCGCATGAACTGCAGGTCGATGCGGCACATCAGCTCACCGGGGCTGTCGGGCAGGTAGGGGTCCAGGGTGTCGGTGAGTTGGGTCCAGCGCATCACCGGGCTGCCGTTGACGATGTCGCCGGACAGCTCGTCGACGCCGACCCGGCAGTTGTACAGGTGCCGCACGTCGGGCTCCTATCCCAGTGCCGGGCGCGGGTTGAGTTCGGCGTTGACGTCGGCGCCGAGCCAGTCCGGGCCGGTGTCGGTCTGGTCGGGGCCGAGCACGTAGCGGTTGCCGTCGGCGTCGCAGTAGACGGCGGTGTGGTCCACGGCGATCGAGCCGGAGGCGACGATGGAGCGTTCGGGCAGGCTCAGCTCGTCGACGGCGAGGTCCCACCACAGCAGCCCGGTGGGTTGGCGGTCCTTGGCCTTGGCGGCGGTGGAGCCCTTGGCGTAGCTGTAGGAGCCGATCGTCTCGGAGCTGTACGGGGTGGACTTGGCCGCCGCGTACGGCTGCTCCAGGTAGATCCGGTCGGCCATCTCCAGGATGGCGTTGATGGCCAGCTGCCGCGTGTCCGGGTCGGTGCCGGTGGGGAAGTCGGTGAGCCGGGTGACGACGCTGAACAGCAGCGTGGCCTGGGTGAGCGCCTGGGTGGCGAAGCCGGTAAAGCTGGACTCGGCGCGTCCGGTGAACGCCGCGAGGTTGGCCACGCTCGGCACCGCCAGCATGCTGCTCACCACCTTTCGTCTATTTCATCGGTTGGCCGGCTGGGCGCGCGATGTGGGCGGTACCCTGCAGGGGTTCGCCGGCCTGATGACGTTGGGCCGGAAGTGAGGCCGAGGACCCCTGGGGCAGACCAGGGCCTCGGCCTCGCGCGTTACCGGTCGGACAGGCGTGGGGCGGCCCGGCGGCGCTTGGCCTCGGCCATGCCGGCGGCGACGAGTTCGGCTTCGCTGGGGGCGGCCGGGCGGGCGGCGCCTTCCTTGATCGGGCGCAGCGCTTCGTAGGGGACCTCGGCCGCCTCGGCGAGGCTCTTGCCCGGCCAGGGGCCGTTGCGGAACATCACCTTGCCCCAGCGGGCGGCCTGGGCGAACTCGTCGTTGCGCAGGTCCAGCCAGCTGCGTCCGGTGCGGTCGTAGGTGTCCTGGTGGGCCGGGCTTCCCGGTTCGAACTCCAGCTCCTGGCCGCGGTACCAGACCTGGCCGAGCACGGTGAAGCCGTCTTCGAGGAAGTGGATGAGGATGTTGCCCTCGGCGCCGGGCTGGGCCGGCGCGGCCAGTTCGACGTCCGGGTCCTTGCGGCCCAACTCCTTGGCGAGACGGTCTTCCAGCTCGCGGATGCGCCGTTGGTCGGGGGTCAGCTCGGACTCCGGCACCGGCCGGTGATCCACCGGCTGCTGCGCGACCGGCGGGTTCACGACCTGCGTTGTGGACTGTTCGGTTGGTTGTTCGGCGAGCACGTCGATGACCTGCGGGTCGCCGGGCTTGGGCGTGCGGGGTGCTCTGGGCATTGGTTGGCCACCACCTTTCGGAGTTCCCCTATCGGGCGGTGGCCAAGTTCAGCCCGTCGCCCGCGGCGAGGGGGTCGGCGAGGGGGTCGCTGACGGGGGTGGCGGCGGGGTCGGGGCGAGGCCGTGGGCCTTGAGGCAGGCGTCGAACTTGGCGACATCCCCGTTGGCCTGCACCCCGCAGCGGTTGGCCGCGATCTCGCCTTGCACGATCCTGCTGATGATGGCCTGCTGGTTGGCCTGGCTGCGCTTGTAGCAGGCGCCGGCCGGGTTGATGCAGTCGTTGATCTGGTTGGCCACCTCGATTTGGGACTGCCGCTGCTGGGCCGCCGCCTGGGAGCGGGAGGTCAGGTCGACCTGCTGGCGCACGACGACCGCCACGAGGAGCGCCAGCACGACCAGCGTGATGACGATCAGCAGCATCTGCTGCCGGCTCTGCCGCTTGCGCTCGGCGTTGTCGGTGCGGACCTCCAAGCTGAGGTCCCGGGTCTCGTCGGCGAGCTTACCGACGGCCTCGGCCACGTGTTCAAGGCTTTGCAGCATCGGTGTCCTGTCTCCGTTCAGCATCAAACTCATCGGCTGAGTCGCGGATGAGCTGGGCGATGACGTCCATTTCCTGAGCGACACAGTCGAGCCGGTCGGCGATCTCCTGGACCCGCCGCTTGGCCTGCTCAAGGCGCGCCACGTCGAGTTGGCTCATGTCCGCGATGGCCCTTCTTCGCCGGGGCGCAGGTCCTTCCACAGCAGGTCGACGAGGCGCTGCAGCTCGGCGGCGGCCTCGCTCAGGTTGCGCGAGACCCGCTCCAGGCGGTGCTCCAACGGCTCGCCCGCGTCGGCGGCGGTGTCCTTGCGCATCTTGTCCCTACTCACCGCGCAGTTTCCTTGCCGCATCCTCGATATCCTTCTGACGACGGATCTCCTCCAGGATCCGAACGGCATTGGCCACCGCCTCCGTGGATTTGGTCAGCGCCGGCACCATCTGATCGACCATCAGGTCGTTGAGCCGGCGCACATCGGCTTCCAGCCGGTCCGCGCGGGCCTGCTCCCGGTCGAAGAGCCGCTTGGCCACCAGGAACAGAATGATCGCGGCGACGCCGAGGATCCCGTATTGCAGCACCACACCGAGGATGTTGTCCGTGGCGGCGCTGCCCCCGTCTGCGAAGTCCACGATTCATCGGGTCCCGAATTGTTCGATCAGGCGGGCGCGGAATTCGGCGAGCTTCTTCTCGTAGCGCACGGCGTCGTCATCGACCAGTTCGATGGAGATGCCGGCCAGGTAGCGCTGCTCGCCGATGCCGATCATGACCTTGGTGGACAGGAACTTGCGCCACTTGCGCCGCGGCCTGTCGTACAGCTCCTCCGGGGTGATCACGAAGGTGTTGGTCGCGGTGGCCAGGCTGTCGGCGATCTCCCAGCCGCGGGCGGCCTGGTCGCCGTAGATTTCCCGGTTGGTGCGCCCGATGATCCGGTCCTTGTCGACCGGCAGATCGGCCAGATACTTCGCGTTGACCCAGACGTAGCGGCCCTCGTCGTCGCGCACGTAGATGATGGCGCGCTCGTCGCTGACGATGCGTTCCAGGTTGGCGAAGTCCATCAAGGGCGCTGCCTCCTACCTCGCGAGCCTGGCGGTGCCGGTACTACTTTCATCGGACATGCAGAAGGGGACCGGCGTCTGGTCCGGTCCCCTTCTGTGACGCCCGCCCCGTCAAGCGGGCGTCGGTGGTTCAGCTGGTCGGGTCAGCTCGTCGAGGTGACGTCGTCGACGTAGATCATCTGCTCCGGCCGGGTGATGACCGGCAGGAGGTTCCACTCCAGCAGGTACTGCCGCGCGGAGGGGTCCTTTTCCTTCCAGGTCTTGGCGAACTTGCCGGTGAACCCGTCCGGGGCCTCGTCGTCGGCGGTGGGGCCGATCATGACCTCGATCGGGCGCTGGTCGGTGTAGTTGCCCATGAACAGCGCGTTGTCCGGCACGAAGAGGGTGGACACGCCCGAGTCGTCGTCGTAGACGGTCTCGACGGTGTTCCAGTCCAGGCCCATGAAGCCCGGCAGCGTGCCCTGGCTGTAGTACTGGTCCTTCATCCGGTCGCTGAGCAGCGAGGCGCCCATGAACGTGGTGGCCACGCCCTTGGTGGCGAAGGAGTCGAAGATGAGCGCGAGGGTCTTCTCGGTGACAAACGCCTCGCGGGCCGGCACCCGCCCGTCGCGGGCGATGAGCCGCTTCCAGGCCCGGATGTCCGCAACGATCTGCTGCGGCGTCGCGGTGTCCCAGCCGGTGCCCGGGTTCGGCTTGTGCGAGGTCGGCAGCTTGTAGTCGACCGTGGCCTGCACGTCCGGGTAGTCCAGGACCAGCGCGCCCTTGAGGGCACCCCAGATCATGAACTCGGCGAAGTTGTCGAAGCGCTGGTTGAGGTCGTTGACCTCACGCAGGACCGCCTTCTCGGCGTTGGTCGCGGCGATCTCGCCTGGCGTGCGCAGCCAGTGCAGGGTGGTCGGTTCGAAGACCTTCTTCTCGCGAAGGTAGACGAACGCGGCCGATTCCTGGCTGCGGCCGAGCCGGGGCACGATGTGCGCCTCGGAGTTGGGCACGTTGGGCTTCGCGACCATCCGCGAACCCTTGATGACGTCCCAGGTCACGCTCGGGAACGGCCACGGCGTCTGAGGAGTGCGCCCGAGCATGATCAGCGTCTCGGGGGCGACGAACTTCTCCACGACCCCGCGCAGAACCATCGGCTCCAGCAGGCTGATGTCAGGCACGGCACTGTCTCCTTTGGACACTCACGTTTCCGTCAGCGACTCCGAAAGGAGCCCGGCCTGCGCCTCCCCGGAGGGGAACATCTGGCTGGCCTTCGTCTGTGGTCGTGCTGGGGGCGGGTGGCCGGCGGCCGGCCCGCCCCCTGGTGCGGTTAGAACTTGAAGGTGCCGCGGACCGAGTCGGTCACGGCGCCCAGGTCGGTCAGCGCGGCCGAGTCGGCGCCGGAGACGGCGCTGAGCTTGAGGATGCCGGCGATGACGATGTTGGCGAGCTGGTCGGCGGCGCCGGCCGAGCCGGTGTCCACCGCCCGGCGCAGCACGCCGCGGGCGACCTCCACACCGGTGGAGGCGCCGTTGTTGTAGACGTAGTACTTCTTGTCCGAGGTCTTGCGGCCCAGCACGGTGCCTGCCGGGAGGATGCCCTGACCGCCGGCGAGCGTCACACCCTTCTGGGTGAACCCGGCGTAGCTGTACAGGATCTCGGTGTCCGTGTAGTCCGGACCCTGCGAGTAGCCCGGAACCGGGAGCTTGTCGTAGACGGTTGCCATGGTGTCCTCTCAGCCTTTCTGCTGCCGCCGAACGGGGGAAGGGGTTGTCACTTCTTGCCGGAGGCCAGCAGCGCGGAGAGGCGGGCGATTTCGTCGTCCACGTTCTTCGTGTGGGCCTCGTCCTGCGGCGGGGTGACGCCGGTCTCGTTGTTGAGCTTGACGATCGGCTCGTCCGGGAGGACCTGATCGAAGACCGTCGGGTTGGTCAGCTTGAGCTCGACGTAGAAGTCCTTCTTCGCCGGCTTGATGTGCCCCGAGCGGATGAGCGCGTCGACGCGCTGCTCCGCGTCGGCCTTTTCCAGGGCCTGGACCCGGTTGCTGAGGGTCACGTTGTTGGTGGCCAGCTCGGCGACCGCGGTGACGACGTCCTCGCTGGAGACCTGCTCGGCCTCGGTGTTGGACAGCTTGACCACACCGGCGGCGCTGAGCGCGTCGACGATGGTCTTGGACAGCCCGGCGGCCTGCTCGCCTTCGGCGGCCTTGGCCTGCAGGCCGGTCACGTCGATGCCGTGCTCGTCCTTCAGAACGCTGAGCAGCTCTTCCAGAGACGGCTTGACTGGCGTCTCGGTGGTCGTCGTCGCCTCAGGCATTTCGTCCGTCTCCTCAGTGGTTGTGCTCGGTGCTGGGACCTCCACGACCTCGGCCGGGGCCGGGGCGGTGGTGAGCAGTACCGCTCGCTGAGATGTATCGGACGTAGCTGCGACGATCTCCTTGTAATCCTCCAGACCGGTCACGTAGGGCCGGTTGGTGACGCAGGTGTGCAGCAGCGTCGGACCGACCTTCTGGCCGGTTTTGGTGTTGGTGTAGTCCAGGTGCAGCATCGCCGAGGCGCCGAGCAGGGTCTTGCCCAGCTTGTCGGCGGCGGTGGCGTCGCGGGCGTCGATGACCGCGTAGACCTTGTCGTCCTTGGCTTCGATGCCGATGACCTCGCCGATGTTGCGCATCGGGTCTTCGCTGTGCTCGTTCTTGTCGTTGGCCAGCGGGACCTGGACGATGTCGCACACGCCGTCGTTGAAGTTCTTGGTCAGCGTCGAGACGAACTTGTCGTCGATGCTGATCGTCGCGCCCGTGGTCGGGTGCAGCAGCGGACCCTTGGAAAGGATGTGCTTGCGGAACAGCCGGCCCTGCTTGGTGCGGGCCAGTTCGACGTAGCCGTCACCGTCGGACGGCACGATGACAAGTTCGTCGGCCATGCTGACCTCTATCGGTCAGCCGGCCTGCGCTACGTGGTGTGCTGCCAGCCCTGGGTGAAGCGGGCCAGCGCGCCGGCCAGGTCCAGGTCGTCGGGGCCGTCGAACAGCGCGTAGTCGTCGAAGTAGGGGCTGCGTTCGCTCAGCCGCCGGAACCAGGACAGCCAGGGCACGGTATCGCCCTTGGCGTCCAGCGCGGCCTGCGCCTTGCCCTGCAGGGCGGCGTGTTCGGCCGGGTAGTGGTGCCCGCTGAGGTGCTCGCCGTCGAGGCGCCACACGCCGACCGGGCTGCCGGCGGCGATGTGCACGAGGAACACCGCCATCACCGCACCCCGTCCCGCATCAAGCGACCTACCAGTCTTGATGGTACGAGGCGCGGGCGGCCTTGACCGCGGCGACGTAGGCCGGGTAGTCGCCGCGCACGATGAACCGGGTGGCGACGGGCACACCGCGGATGGCGGTGATGCCCAGCGCGGCGAGGCCGGCTTCGGCGGCGTCGCGTTTGGCCGGGTTGCCGAAGATGAGGATCTCGATGTCGTCGAGCAGGCTGACCGCGTCCTTGATGAGCAGCTCGTTGCAGCTCTCGCTCTGGTTGGTCATCGCGTCGAAGACGTAGCACGAGTGGGTGGCCCGCTCGCTGATGCGTCCGTACCGGTCGTCGGGGTAGGCGTAGTTGTGGGTGCGGGTCAGCACCCGCGGGCTGAGGTAGACGTTGGGTTTGTGTTCGCCCTCCTCCTGGTTCTGGCGGGTGAACAGGAACGCGCTGGAGCCGTGGTGCATGTCGTCGACGCTGGACATGCCGCCCTTCCACATGGCGAAGGTGCGCACCCGCGCTTCGGTGGCCATCGCCGCGCCGGTCCTGGCCGGGTAGATCGGGCCGCTGCGGTAGTGGATGGTGGGCATGGGCCGGCTGCGCCACTGCTCGTCGGTGACGTCGAAGCGCACCCAGTACGGCTTGCCGCAGGGCTGGCCGGGCTGGCGCAGGTCGAAGTGCATGAACCGGGGCAGGTGGGCGTCGGCGGCGATGAAGGCGTCGATCTGTTCGGTGCTGCTCAGGTGGGCGAAGGCGGCCCGCAACGCGGCGATCACCTCCTCGCGGCTGTCGGCGTTCTCCTCGGCTTTGGCGGCGACGGCCTCGGCCGCCCAGAAGGTGGTGTAGCGGGGGTCCTGCGGCAGGCCGCCGCGGGCGTACCCGCCGGGTTTGGTGTCGGCCCGCGCGGCGTAGATACCGGCCAGGTGCCGCCAGTAGAACAGCTCCAGGTCGATCGCGTCGGCCGGGTCGAGGCAGACGCCGGCCTCGCGCAGCGCCTGGTCGATGTTGGCCAGGCCGGCGGCGATGTTCGCGGCGTCGTCGATGGTGAATTCGAGCTGCCCGCACAGCGCCTTCGGGGTCTCGGTGGCTGAGCAGCGGTAGGTCAGGTGCTCTCCGGTGTCCAGTTCGATGCGGTACATGTAGCCGGGCTGGCCGTAGACCTGGCCCTGGCGGTCGACGAGGTCGGAGCCGGACAGCGCCAGTTCCCCGTCGGGCTGCAGGGTGACCACATCGTCGAGGGTGGCCGCCGGGCGGCTGGCCGGTACCCGGCTGACCTTCGGCCCGGTCGGAGCCGGCGGGGTGGGCGGTGGCACGCTCCACTGGTAGGGCGGGAAGTCGCCCTCGCTGCTCTTGGTGTGGGCGGCCAGGTGCGCTTCCACGGCGGTGATGTAGCCGAGGTAGCGATCGGCCATCTCGGTGCAGGCGGCGGCCCACGCATCGTGCGGACTGCCCGGCAGGTTGCGCTTGCGGCATTCGAGCAGCTGCGTCTTGGCGCCGGCCAGGTCGGCCATCTTCCCCGGGTTGTACTCGCCGTCCTGAGAGTGGTACGAGACGGTCTTGGCGGCGTTGATGATGGCCAGGTAGCTGCGCTGCTCCAGCAGCTTGTCTTGATGCACACCCGGGACCGCCTCTTTGGCGCGCTGCTGGCACCAGCCGGCGAAGGCGCTGTACACGGGTTCGCGCAGTTTGCATTGGCCGCGGATGGCGTACACGCCGTCCGGGCGACGTTCGCGCCACAGCAGCAGATGGGCGTCTTCGATGTGCTGCCCGGCCAGGAACGTGGCGGTGCCGAAGGACTTGGTGGCGGCGACGGCGGCGTGCAGGTCGGGGCTGTGCAGTCCGGCGTGCAGCGGGTGGCCCTGCGGGTTGAGCCCGAGGGTCTTGTGCTGCTCGGGCAGCGTCCAGCCGGCCCGCTCGTAGATGCGGGTCCATAGGTCGGTGAAGTCCTCGACGAGCCGGTTCTTGCGTGCGGTCGCCGCGGCGATGAGTTCCTCGGCGCTGCTCGGCGCGTGCGGCACCGGGGTCTGGTACGAGGAGGGCTTGTAGTGCGGCCGGTTGGCCACGGCCCGGCTGATGTGCCCGGCCAGGATGGTGTCGGGCAGCAGCTGCATGCGCCGGGCCTGGGCGATGACCGAGCGGTACATCGCGTCGACGGTGTCGCGCTCCAGGTGCCCGTCGGCGATGGCCTCGTACAGCGCGGTGTAGACGAGGTGGCAGTTGGTGTTGGCCTTGGCGTCGCCGGACAGGCCGGGCCAGCCGCCGAAGTAGCGCCAGGCGCGGCCCTTGTCGATGCCCACCGCGGCGCCGTCGGTGGTGATGACGATGTTCTCCCCGTGGCAGTCGTCGTTGTCGATGGCCCAGTCGAGGAGGTGTTCGCGGGCCACGGCGCACAGCTGGGTACGGGTGAGCCCGGCGAAGTCGGCGCCGTGGAAGCCGAGCAGGTTGCGTTCGGCGTCGAGCATGGCCTGCAGCTGGCCGTACTTGCCGTCAAAGGTGTCCAGGTGGCTGGCCGTGGTGCGGAAACCCCAGGCGCGGGCCAGCTGGTGCGCCTCGTGTTCGGTCTCCGGCCGGAAGCGAGCGGCCTCGTTGGGCGCGGGTTTGAACAGCCAACGCTGCTGGTGCTGGTCGACCAGCACGGCCTTGCGGTGGAAGCCGGACAGCGGCGGCTGGTCGGGGGCGTAGCTGAATTTGAGCTTGGCGTCTTCGATCGCTTTGCGCCGGGCGGCTTCCTCGCGGTGGGCCTGCACGGCGAGGACCTGCCGGCTGTGGCGGCGGGGCAGGATCAGGTCGTGGTCGGCGGCGTAGGCGGCCAGGGCGCCGGTGGACCACTGCTTGGGGTGGACGCCTTCGAACAGGAGGGCCGGGTAGCCGGGCCGCGGCGGCAGCACGGTGGCCTGCAGCGGCGGAGAGATCTTCCAGGCGATGGCGTTTTCGCGCTTGGCCTTGCGGCTGATGTTGTCGACCTCGCGCTTGTCGCCGCGCAGGTGGCTGATCGCCCAGTGCCGCCGGTACAGGTTGGACAGCGACTGCGGGTAGGCCATCCGGGCGGCGATGAGGTAGTTGTCGACCTCGGCCTTGCTCCACGGGTCGCTCGGCGCCGACCAGTCGCCCTCGATGGCCACGCCGGCCGGGATCTCCCCGGGCACGGCCGGGGACCAGATCACCTGCTGGGTCTCGGGATGGTCCGGGCCGCCGGGGTGGGCCGGGTTGGGTTTGGTGCAGTGCTCGGCTTCCAGGGCGTAGCAGTGGGCCAGGTCGCCGATGTGCCAGGCTTCCAGCCAGTCCAGCTGGGCGGCGTTGCTCATCGCGGCGATCCCGCGCCCGACGACGCGGCCGTTGCCCAGCGCCTTGGTGATGGCCCGGATGTCGTTCTGCGCGCCGGTGATCGGTACGCAGTAGCCCTCGTCGTCGACGGCGAACGGGCCGCGGCGGGTCGGGTCGATGGCCCGGCGTAGTGCGGCCAGGACGGTGGCCTTGAGCCCCTGCTTGGCGCATTCGACGGTCGGGTACCAGGCGGCCTGGGCGGCGGCGATGGCGCGCAGGTCGAGGGCGGCCAGGGGGCTGCCGGCGGTGCGCAGCGGCCGGTACACGGCCAGCCCGGAAGCGGCCTGCAGCACGGCGATGGCGGCGCGGATGTGCTTGGTGGCGATGGACTGCCCGCCGAGGCGGACCGTCTTGGCCAGCGCCGGCTTCTTCTTGATCGGCAGCGGATTCGGCGCGGGCACCGGTTCCATGGCCCCAGCCGCCTCGACGGCAGCGGGCTCGGGGGCCGGCGCCGGGTCGGGCACGAAGACGGGTTTGGTGGTGGGCTCGTCGTTGAGCGTGATGACGGCGGACCCGGACGGCCCCCAGTAGGACGGCCACTGGTTCGTGGTGATGTAGTAGCCGGGGTTGGTGGTCCAGTTCTTCGTCCAGGTCCAGTCGGCGATCGGCTTGGCGTTGGTGATCACCTGCTGGGCGGAGGCGGCCAGGCTCTCGATGATCTTCACCTTCGCGGCGACGCTGTCCGCGTTGAGCGGCTCGACCACGAACGGGTCGTCGTAGATGATCGGTGCCGTGTCCACGCTGTACTTCTCGGCCACCGCCGCGCCCCCCGACTACTGACTGCATGTACGGCATCTACATACGGTCAGCGGGTGGGGGTTTTCCGCCCGGTATGGGCGGCTGAGCGGTTAGTGATCGACGGTGGCGAGTCCGGGGACGGTGGACAGCACGCCGATCGGGCCGGCCAGGTCGGGGCCGGTGAGGCTCAGCCCGTCGCGTTCGCAGTCGAGCAGCCGCAGCGGCCCGAAGGTGAACTCGTCGGTGCTGTCGCGGGCGTGGCGGGTCAGCGCGAGCAGGGCGGCGGCGTAGGCGGCCGGGCCGTCGCCGCGGTAGAGCAGCCGGGTGAGTTCAGTGCCCACGGCCGATGTCCTTGAGCAGCGCCTTGAGCCGGGCCACGGCGGCGGCCAGGAAGGTGCTCAGGGCCTGGTACTGGGCCTCGGGCATGCGCCGGATGTCGGCGGCGGCCAGGTGGGCGGCCCGCCCGGGGGTGGGTTGGGCGGCCTGGTGGCGCAGCGCCGTGCTGGCTTCGGAGGGGTCCAGGACGAGCCGGCAGCGGCAGTTGGGGTGCCGGGGCGGGCCGTGCAGGTCCTGCCAGACCCGGGGCGGGCTGTAGTCGGCGGTGCGCCCGGCGGTGGCGTCGAACTGGGCGTCGAGGTCGACGGTGGTGCCGTGCAGGGCGGCGCACGCCGGGCAGGGGGTGGCCGAGCGGACCTCCCACCGCTTGGTCAGCCGCAGGTAGGGGTGCGCGGCCTTCAGCGCGTCGTGGACGCTGCTTTGCCCGTCGGTGTAGCCGCGGTGTACGGCGACGGCTGCGGCGGCGCTGGCGCGCACGCTGAGGCGGCGGCGGGCACGTTCCAGGGCGCCCCGGGCGATGAGGACGCGGGCCGCTGGGTCGCTGCCGGCGGCATCGTCCAGGCCGGCCCGGACGGTGTCGAGCATGTCCAGGCGCGCGGTGTCGAAGGCGGTCTGCAGGTCGCGCAGGATGGCGTCGAGGGTGGCGGTGGGTGCGGTGATGGAGCCGGCGTCGAAGCCGAGGTCCCGGGCTTGGGCGCCGGCCCGGCCGATGCCGGCCTGGGCGGCGGCCTTGAAGCCGGCGCGGATGGCGGCTTCGGCCTTGCCGCGGGCGGCGTCCAGGGCGGTGACGAGGGCGTCGTGGACCTCCGGCGCGCTGACGATCTGCGCGCCGGAGGCGTCCGGCTGGGCGTTGAGCTGGGCGGTCAGGTGGCCGCCGACCTGGGCCGGTATCGCCCGCAGGGCGGCGTCGACCAGGGTGCGGACCCGCTGCTCCAGGGTGCGCAGCAGGGCGTCGTCGCTCACTTGGTGCCGGCGGCCTTGCCGGCGGCCTTCCCGTCGGTCGCGGCGGCGGCCTTCTGGTCGGCGGCCTTCGTGGCGCGGCTCGCGGTGGTGCCGCGGGCGACCTGCCAGCCCAGCTTGAGGAACTTGTCGATCTGGAAGCGTTGCCGGGCCGAGAGGTTGCCGTTGGCGTCGCGCAGCGCCACGGTGCCGTCGCCGAAGTCGAGCAGCTGCACGCCGGGGGCGGCCGGGTTGCCCAGGATGCGCGTCGGGGTGACGCCGGCCGGTTCCTGGGTGTTGGGGTCGGTGATGACGTTGCCCGGGTGTTGGGCCTTGGCGCCCAGGCCGCCGCCGAGGACCTCCTTGCCGGTGTTGGCGGCGCCGCGGTCCTTGCCGCGTACCCCGCCGTGGACCTTGCCCTTGACGCCGTGCCCGCCGGCCCGTTCGGCGATGTCGCGGGTGATCGGGGTGCCGACCGGCACGCCGTAGACCTTGGCCCCGGCGGCGGTGCGCACGTACTTGGGGCCGCCGGAGGTGGGCACCCCGCGGGTCAGCCCGAGGGCGTCGGTGGCCTCGTCGAACAGGTCGCGGGCCAGCCCGGTCAGGGCCAGCACCGCCGGGTCCTCATCGGCCTGCTGGTCGCTGAGGGTGAAGCCCTCGGGCACCAGCGACGGGTCGACCTCGACCGGCCCGGCCGCGGGCGCACCGGCCCCCGCCGGCTGGTCGCCGGGGATGGCGCCGGCCTGCTGCTGGGCGGCCAGCTCCTCCTCCATGGCCTGGGCCTGCTTCTCCTGCTCCATCTCGGCTTCGACGGTGTCCCAGTCGATTTCCAGGCCGAGTTCCTCGCTGACCTGCTTCTCCAGCTCGTGCACGAACTCGGGGCGGATGGTCAGGCTCTGCCCGGCGACCGACAGGGTCTTGAACAGGTCGAGCATGGCCTGCTTCTCGGCCTGGGAGAGGGAGCCGAACTGGAACTTGGGGTACTTGCCGCTGTCGAAGTTCCAGTCGATGAATCGGGGGATGATCTTCTGGTTGATGACCTCTTCGATCTCGCCCATGATGGTGGCCAGCATGAGCAGGAACAGCGCGTCGGACTGCTGGCCGAAGTCGACCAGCTTGCCGGAGTCGCCGCCGCCCTGCTCCTTGTCGAAGAACGCGGCGAGGACGCTCTTGGACATCTGCGAGTTGTGGTGGTTGACCAGGGCGAGGAAGTCGAAGCCGGTGGCCTCGCGCAGCGATTCGACCTCGTAGTCCGAGGGCACGGTCATCCACTGGAAGGCGCCGAGGTCGGCCAGGCCCTTCTGGAAGGCGGCCTTCTCCTCCCGGTTGGGGTTGGCCGGCAGCTTGCCGATGCGGGTGCCCACGGCGGCGCGCTGGGCGGCCAGATGGGCGATGACGTAGAGGCGGAACTTCTTGTCCCAGTGGGCGAACGCGGACTGGAAGTAGGACTGGCCGTAGAACGGCTTCTCCTCTTCGTTGGCCGCGTAGTAGACGCAGTGCTCGCCGGGCAGCTTCCGGTCGATGTGTTGACCCATGTACATGGTCTGCTGGCGCAGGCCGGCGAATTCGCTGTTGTCGTCGAGCAGGAAGGTGAGCGTTTCGGCGGGCCGCTGGGCGAGCTTCTTGAGCGTCCACTTGCCCTTCAGCGGGCCGGTGTCGGGGACGGTGTAGACCATCTCGAAGGCGGTGAACCCGTCGAACACGGCCAGCAGCATCTGGGCGATCACCTTGTTGAACGGCACGGTCATGCCGCCGCCGGAGGCGGGCAGGGTGAACATCTGCCGGATGAAGGTGGCCTCTTCCTCGCCGCCTTCGACGTCGTCCTCCGGCACGAAGGTGGCGGTCTTCAGCGCCGAGCGGATGGGCAGGGTGATCAGCCGGTACAGGGCGCGGGCCTGACCGTCGGTGCGGCGCATCGCCTGCAGCTGCTTGACGGTGACCTCGTCGGTGCGCAGCGCCTCCCAGGCGTTCTGGTAGGGCACGACGAAGGGCAGGTAGGCCGAGACGCCGACCTCGGTGTCCGGGGTCGGCTTCGGGATGACCCCGCCGGCCGCCTTGATCGGCGCCGGCTTGCTGGGGGCCGCCTTGGTCGGGCTCGTCATCGCCGCTTGCTCCCCGTCGTTGTGCTGCCTGCCGTGCTGGATCTATCGGTCGGGCCTAGAACGGTGAGGGGACCTCGTGCTGCCAGATGGCGGCCAGGTTGGTGCCCAGCGGCAGGTCGAAGACCCGCCCGACGGTGACGTCCGGGATGCCGGCGTAGCTGCGTTCGCCGCTCTCCTCCTCGGCGCCGCCGAGGCCGACGGCGCCGAGCACGGCGCAGGCGAGGGCGTCGGCCTCGTCCTTGCTGCCGTCGGAGGGGTGGTCGATGCGCCCGTTGGGCAGCCGGGTGAGGCTGAGCAGTTCGTCGCGCAGCAGCATGGGCGCCGGGTGTTCGGGGTCCGGCCCGGTCGGGCGGGGGATGCTCAGGCGGCCTTCGTAGGCCAGGTCGCGCAGGTTGCGCCAGGGGTCTTCATGCAGGTCGGTGGAGACCTTGCGGCATTCGATGCCCTTGGACTCCAGGATCTGCATGCTGTCGGTGCTCTGGAAGGAGTCGAAGGAGAAGTAGCGCACGTTGAAGCCGCGGCGGATCAGCTCGAAGGCCAGCTGCCGCGCCCACCGGATCTGGATCTCCCGGGCCGGGGTGGCCGACGGGTCGGCGGCGTAGGAGATGACGAAGTCGACCTTGACGTGCGGGCGGATCTCCCGGATCGGGTGGCGGGCGCCGTCCTCGTCCTCGGCGAAGGTTTCGTGTTCGGCGTAGCGCACCACGTGGGCCATGGCCACGCCGGCCCGGTCACCGGAGACGGCCATGTCGGCGTGCATCGCGTAGATGGCGCCGCGCACCGGGTAGAAGTCGGCGGCGAAGTGGTACTGCGGCACCCAGACCGGGCGGGCTACTTTTTCTTCGAGCCGGTACGCGACTTCGACCGGCGGGTGCGCGACGTGCTGGAAGCACGCATCGAGCGCCTGATGATTGCGGAAGTAAGGATTGATAGCCCGAGCAGGGCGGCACTCGTACTTGCTACGAGCCATGACCGGGTCTTCGCGGTAGTCGTTCGCGAACGCTTCTTTGCCTTTGACACGGGGGTTGACCTCCCAAGTCGCCAACGGCCCGCTCACGTAGTGGCGTGAGTCGATGCCGTGCTGGTCGATGTCGGCCTGGGCCTCCTCGGTGAGGCGTTGGATGGTGGAGCCCAGGTAGCGCGGGTAGGAGATGCGGATCTGCTTGAACACCTCGGGGAAGCGGGTGGCCGCCGAGGTGCGCATCATGTTGAGGATGCCCTCGGCGCTCTTGGTGGGTTCGCGGGCCGACGCGCCGCGGCGCACCGCCATCTCCTTCTTGGACTTGAAGGCGTCGATCTCGTCGGCGATGCCGAGCATCAGGTTGAGGCCCTCCTGGCTTTCCGCGTCGGAGTGCCCGGAGATCGATTCGACGTTCTTGGCGTAGGAGATGGTGTTCTGCCGGGGTTCGCACTTGCCGGCGAACCAGTTGCCCTTGCGGTTGACGGCCCGCACGATCGGGGTGAAGAACGCCTGCTGGGCCTGCCCGGAGCTGGAGGCGACGTTGAGCAGGTGGATGGTGTCCTGCTCGGGCAGCGCGTAGTACTGCTGCGGCGATTCCAGGCACATGAGCAGGTAGGCGATGCGCATCGACGCGACGCGGCAGATGTGGTCCTTGCCGCCGCCCTTGCCCCACTGCAGGGTCGCGAAATTGATCATCCGGGTGGGTTGCGACCAGTACGGTTCGTCCCGCCACGCGGAGACCGCACCGACGTGCAGGGTGGTGGCGCGCTTGCCGGCGTCGAGGTGCTCGGCGAGCTGGCGGTAGGTGTCGCGGCCGGGCCGGTAGAAGGGGGCGCCGTCGTCGCCGAGGAACCAGCCGTTGTAGTAGATCCGCTCGATGTGGCGCACCGCCTCGTACTGCACCGGGGACAGCGGCGGGTTCTTCAGGAAGCCGGGGTCCTGCACGAAGACGGTGAGGCTGACCGGCTCCTCGGCGAAGTCGGTGGGCACGTCGATGTCGCCGGCCGGGGGTGGGGTGGCGGCGGCCTGGCGCAGCAGTTCGGCGAAGTCACTCATGGGCGTCGCTCACGGCAGGACGGCGGCGTACATGATGTTGGTGGTGTTGGTCAGTGACGCCGCGGTGATCGAGGCGGGCAGGCCGGTCTGCCCGGTCAGCGCCCCGGCGAGGCGCGGGTCGATGGCGACCTCGTTGGAGTTGCCGCCGCCGAAGGTGCCGGCGATGGTCGGGGCGGTGGCCGAGGTGACGACGAGGACGCCGATCGCGTAGCGGTTGCCGGCGGTCTTGGTCCAGGAGCTGGTGAAGCTGCGGGTGTAGGTGGTGCCGGAGGCGGCGAACAGGCTGGTGTCGTTGTTGATGACGGCGAGACGGGTCAGGTCGCCGTTGCCGGCCACCGAGTAGACCCCGGCCAGGAACGTGCCCGGGGTGGCGCCGGCCGCGGTGCCGCCCGAGACCAGGCGGATCTGCGTGACGGTCTCGGTCTTGCGGGCGGTGAAGTAGGACAGCAGGAGCCGGCCGCTGGTCAGGGTGAGAGTGGTGTCCCGGCACAGGATGCGGGGCAGGCTCTCCTCCCCCGTGGTCAGCAGCGAGGAGTCCAGGGCGGCCGAGGGACCCTGCGGACCAGTCGGACCCGTGGGGCCGGTGGGACCGGTCGCTCCTGTCGGGCCGGTCGCTCCCGTCGCACCGGTTAGGCCGGTCGGGCCGGTGGGACCGGTGGGGCCGGCCGGGCCGGTGGCGCCGGTCGCTCCGGTTTGGCCGGTGGGACCGGTCGGGCCGGTCGGGCCGGCCGGGCCGCGCAGGTTGCCGGTCACGGTCCAGGTGGACAGTCCCAGCCGGTACAGGTCGCCGTTGGTGGTGTTGACGTACAAGTCGTCGACGGCCGCACCGGCCACGCTGCCGGGGGCACCGGCACCGGTGAAGATCTTGGTGCCGGAGGCGCCGGCCGGGCCGGGGGTGCCGGGCACGCCGGTGGGGATGTTGATCAGCTGGGCGGCCGGCAGGTAGACCTCGACGACCGAGACTTCGTCGACGCTCACGGGCTCACCGCCGCGGCGACGTCGTGCACGACGAGCAGCCGGCCACGCAGGAAGCGGGTGGTGAACCCGTCCGGGTCGGTGAGGTCCAGCACGTGGAAGGCGCTGCCGGCCGGCAGCGCCTTGCCCTGATCGACGGTGATGCTCAGCGTGATGGTGGAGTCGGACAGGTCGACGCCGCCCTCGTCGCCGGTGGACAGGGTGAGCACGGCGGTGCCGTGTTGCGGGCCGATGAGCATGGTGGCCGACCAGCCGGTGAAGTCCTGCGGGGTGCTGCCGTCGGGCAGCCAGCGGAACTGGCGGCGGAAGCTGGTGCCGGCGTAGACGGTGAAGTCGATCGGCAGGGGCAGGCTCTGCACCGTCATGGCTCAGTCCGTGGTTGGGCTGGTGGGCTTCTTCGGGTCGCGTGCCTCGCCGCTCTTGGCGTGGTTGAGCAGCTTCTGCAGGCCGCTGACCGTCGGCGTGTTCCGCGCGGCGGTGAGGGTGAGGATGCGGTCGGCGGCGCGGTTCGGGCACGGGCCGCACAGGTCCATCAGCTTCTGCAGGTCGGCGTCGGACAGGGTGCCGTCGTCGCCGATGTCGCTGCCGTCGACGGCCACGTACTGGGTCTGCACCTCGGTGGCGTCGCCGAAGGTGACGGTGCCGTCGGTGTCGACGGTGTATGGGATCTTGTAGAGGGACTTGCCTTCGCCGTAGCCGCTGGCGGCGATGAGGTAGGTGGTCCACTGCTCCTTGATGTACAGGTACTGCGGCCCGTCCTCGTAGGTGGCGTTGGGGTTGGCGGCGCGCCAGGTCTTGCGGGCGTCCCGCTGGCGGTTGTCGAACGCCTGCTTGACCAGGTCGACGTTGAAGGTCGTGGTGGCGGCCAGGTTCAGCACCGCAGTGTCCAGATTGGACATGCCAACCCGACCGGCGGCTTCCTTGGCGGCCGTCTTGGTCTTGTTGGCGGCCTTCTTGGCTTCCCACTGGGCCAGGGCCTTGGTCGCCTTGGCCTGGGTCTTCTTGTCCACGCCGACGCCGGTGGCCCACTTCTTCACCCGGGACACGGCGATGGCCACGGCCTGGCTGGTGGTCTTGCCGGTGCGCTTGACGGCGCGGGCGATCTGGCAGATGTACTCGGGCAGTCCGCCGACGCCTTCGACCCAGTTCTTGCCGGGGCTTTCGTCCAGGCTGCAGCCGGCGAAGGCCACGATGAGGTCGAGTTCATCGCGGTCGAAGATGACGCTGGTTCCCACCGTTGGGTCCGCCTTCTGCTGGTGCTGCACGTGCCGACGGGACCCGGGACACGCCGTGGCGTGTCCCGGTCGCCGGTGGCTACTTGGTGTCGGTCTTCTCGGTGGCCTTGTCGGTGGCCTTGTCGGTGGCCTTGTCGGCGGCCTTCGTCGTGTCCTTGGCGTCGGCCTTGGTGTCGGCCTGGTCGTCGTGGGCGCCCTTGACGGCGGTGTACCGGTCGGTGGTGTCGCGGCGCAGCACCTCGCCGGGCTCCAGGTGGTCGCTCATCACCTCGTCGCCGTCGCGGTTGATCTTGACAATGGTGCCGTCGAAGAACTGGATGTCGCCGTCCTGCACGGTGCCGCGCCGGGCGGCCCGCTTGGCGGTGTCGCTGTCGCTGGTCGGCTTGGCGGCGGCGGTGGCGTCGGTGTGGGTGTCGCTGGACTTGGTTGCCATGGTTGGTCTCCCCGCGGTCAGATTCCGGCTTTGTCGAAGGCGGTGGCCAGCTTCTCCAGCAGATCGCTGCGCACCCGGGGGTCAGCGACGGTGGACACGGTGCTGACGATGATCTGCTGCATTTCCTTCATCAGCGCCTTGCGGTCGGCGCCCTTCATCGGCTCGGCCTTGCCCAGCAGCCGGTTGAACTCGGCGGTCATGGTCAGCCAGAAGGTGTTGTAGTCCTTCTGCACGCCGGAGTGCTGGAAGCCGCCGAGTTCGCCGCGTTCCTTGCTTTTGAGCACGACGTAGTTGAAGGCGATGCGTTCGATGAGCAGCTGCTGGACGGTGTTCATCGGCAGGTGCGCGGCTTCGGCACGCATGTTGTGCACGATGACCTCGTAGAGGGCGCGCAGCTTCGGGTCGTCCACCACGTCGGGCAGCTCGAAGGCGCCGTCCAGCTCCTCGTAGGCCATGCCTTCTCTATCGGTTGACCTCTCCGCGCGCTTTGAGCCAGCCGTGCTGGTGCCACATGTCGCTGCCGGGCCGGTAGTGCGGATGGCGCACGGTGGCGATCTCGGTGTAGCCGTGCTGTTGGAGGCATTCGATGCACGCCTCGCGCAGCTGCGGGGTGTGGAATTCGATGAGCAGGTCGGGGGCGAAGTCGGTGAGGGTCTGCCAGGCGCCGGTGAGGACCTGCAGTTCGTGGCCTTCGACGTCGATCTTCATGAAGTCGGGGGCGGGCAGGCCGTCGTCGACGAGGGTGTCCACGGTGCGGGCGGGCACGGTGCGGGCTACCGCGTCGGGGCGGTCGGGGTCCCATTCCATGCCGTGCGTGCCGGGGGTCACGAGCTGCCCGGTGTCGATCTTGTCGGGGAGGGCGGCGAGGACGATGTCCCCGTCGGTGTCGGACACGGCGTAGTCGCAGAGGAACACGTTGGGGTGGGTCGCCCAGTTCAGCAGGTGCGGTTTGCATTCGATGGCCGGTTCGAACGCGACGACCTGCTTGAACCGGCCGATCATCTCATCGAGGCTTTGCCCGCAGTTGGCGCCGATGTCCCAGCCGACGTGGCCGTGGAAACCGGCCCACAGGCGGCGCTCGATCTCCGGCGGGTCGCTCGGGGCGGGTCTCATGTCGGCTCCTTATGGGGTTGGGGCGTCGCCGTCGCGCAGCGGGACGAGCCGGTACTGCCCGGGTGGGCGGTGCTGGGCGAAGGTGGGCAGCTGGGAGCCGGGGAAGCTGGCCTCGGTGGTGTGCGCGCCGCCGAAGCGGCCGATGTGGGTGACCCGGGAGGCGACCGGGTGGGCGACCCGGCAGCCGGGCACCAGGCGGCGGTAGATGTTCCAGTCCCAGCCGGCCTCGTTGCCGCGCCCGGGTGGGGCGCTGGAGTAGTCGTGGTCCCAGGTGTCGCGTAGCTGGGCGGTCCAGTTGCCGGCCCAGGTGCCCCAGATCTGGCTGCAGAACGTCCCGGACAGGGTGACATCGTGCTGCTGTTCGGGGGTGACGGCCGGGGCGAGGGAGGCGGCGCACACGGTGAGAACCCGCCGCGGCCGGCGGGGGTTGGTGGGCGGGCCGGCGAAGTCGACGCCACGCAGGCTGGTGGCGGCCCAGGTGAAGAATTCCAGGATGTCGGTGGAGGGCAGCAGGTCGTCCTCGGCGAGCACGGCGAACTCGGCGGCGTCGGCCGGGTCGCCGTGACCGGTGAAGGCGCCTTCCAGGGCCTGCCACGGGTTGGACAGCACCCCGAGCCGGGCCATGTTGAGGTGCACCCGCAGGCCGGCGGCGGTGGCCAGCTCGGCCATCTCCTGCTCGACCGGGCTGGGTTCGAGGTACACGGCCGGCTTCCATTCGGCGAAGCCGCGGACCTGGGTCCAGGCGTCGAGGACCTCGGCGAAGTAGTGCGGCCGGCGGTAGGCGGTGAAGACGAGCCGGCACCTCATTGCGGCAGGAACACGGTGTCGGTGTAGCCGGAGTTGTCGTGCACCCATTCCTCGGCGGCCCGCCAGTGCTGGCTGCGCATGTACGCGGTGGTGGCGCTGTAGTCGGCGGCGGTGTCGCCCGGCCGGCGGGTGGTTTCCACGATGACCATGTCGAGGTGGCGCAGGTCGGCGGTGCGCAGCAGCTCCAGTTCGCTGCCCTGGGTGTCCAGGACGAGCAGGTTTTCGTCGGACTGCAAAACGCCGAGGGTGACGGTGGGGACCTGGATCTTCTCGCCGGTGGCGCTCGGGTGCGGCTGCAGCCCGCTCCACACGGAACGCTCAGCCAGCCACAGCTTGGCGTTGCCCTGCGGGGTGGCGGCCGGGGTGGCGGCGACGGCGATGATGTCGATGTCGGGGTCGGCGCCATAGCGTTCGCCGAGCACGGCGAGGTTGCCCGGGTCGGGTTCCACGAGCCGGATGGTGGCGAAGCCGCACTGCCGGTAGATCGCGACTTCCTCGCCGTGGTGGGCGCCGACATGCAGCACGGTGCGGGCGTGGATGCCGGCGTCGGCGAGCAGCCTGGGTAGCCGCGCAAAGGTCCACGCTTGGTACGCGGGCAGAAACACTCTCATCGAACGTCCTGATCGTGTTGGGCGCGCAGCGCGGCGACGGCGGCGATGTCGTGCGCAAGGCGGGCACGTCGGTAGCGGCGGTAGGCGGCCTGGTCGGCGGCGTAGCGCTCGGCGGCGTTGGTCTCCCGGTAGGAGGCGTCCCAGCTGCCCCGCCCGGCGCCCGGGTGGCGGTGGGTGACGGTCACCTCGGGCAGGTAGGTCAGGCAGCCGGCGCCCTCGCCGAGGTCCTTCCAGAAGTTGTCGCAGTACATGTGCCACAGCTCGGGCGGGGCCAGGTAGCCCAGCGTCCGGACGATGTCGGCGGTCATGGCCATCTGGGTGGGCAGCTTGGCGCCTTGGTGTTCGTCGTCGCCGTAGACGATGCCGGTGCCCAGCTCGTGCAGCGCGGCCAGGTAGGCGGCGTCCCAGCCGACGGTTTTGGGGCGGTGGTCGTCGCCGAGGTAGCCGATGGCGTAGGGACTGTGGCCGCCGGCCACGAACGGGGCAGCCGCTTGGCTGGCGTAGTGGTTGAGGGTGCCGACCAGGCCGCGGCGGGTGCTGCTCTCCACCATGATCAGGTTGGGGTAGATCTCGGCGGCGTCCCAGGCGGCCTCGTGGTAGGCCATCGGGTCGGGGGTGTCGTCCAGGCACCAGGCCAGCCAGGTGTTGGCGGTGCAGGTCTCGGCGCAGGCGTCGGCGAGGTCGATCACGGTGTGCGGGCGCAGCCGGCTCGGTACGAGGACGAGCAGTTCACCGCTCTGGTGCACCTGGTGCACAGCGTGCAGTTCGGCGGACAGGTCGCCGTGGGGTGCACTCATCGGCGCAGGGCCGCCATGTCCGCGAGGGTCAGTTTGCGGGCCGCTGCCGGCGCTGCGCTGGAGGCGGCCGTGGCGGCCGGCCGGACGAGCTTACTCATGATCATCGCTACCGCGAGGTCGAGACTGCTCCGCGGGTCGTCGCCGGGGCGGATCTTGGTGCGCAGGTCCCACAGGACCGTCTGGGCGGCGAAGATGGCCGGCGGGTCGAGGCGTTCGGCGAGGGCGGTGCGGGCGGCCAGGGCCTCACCTTGCATGGCGAGCTGGCCGCCGGCTCGCAGCACCTGCAGGTCGCGCAGGGTGCCGGCCAGGGCGGTGGCCACGGCGTTGGGGTCGCCGGTGCGGGTGAGGATGGCGTCGAGGGTGGTGTAGGCGGCGGCGATGTCGCCGCGGGTGATCGGGTCGAGCAGGGCCGGGCCGTGATCGGCGTCGCCGATCAGGTCGTGGTAGCCGGCCAGGGTGGTGATCCCGATGCGCAGCAGCTGGTCGAGCACCATGATGGCGTCGCGCATGGATCCGTCGGCGTGTTCGGCGAGGGCGTGCAGCAGCGCCGGTTCGACGTCGCCTTGGCACTCGGCCTGGCAGATGTGCGCGAGCCGGGCGGTCATGTCGGCGATGCCGATGCGGGTGAAGGTGAAGGGCATGCACCGGTCCCGCACGGTGGGCATGATCCGGCCGGGTTCGGTGGTGGCCAGGATGAACACGGTGCCCGGTGGGGGTTCTTCGAGGGTCTTCAGCAGTGCGTTGAACGCGGCCTGGCTCATCGAGTGGGCCTCGTCGAGCACGACCACCCGGTACTGGCCGCCGACGCCGTAGAGCACGTGCTGGCGCAGCGCCCGGATGTCGTCGACCAGGCCGTTGGAGGCGGCGTCGATCTCGACCAGGTCGAGGCTGGTGCCGTCGAAGACGGCCTTGCAGGACACGCACTGCCCGCACGGGCCGGGCCGCTGCTCGCAGTTCAGCGCGGCGGCGAGGATCCGGGCGGTGGTGGTCTTGCCGGTGCCGCGGCTGCCCTTGAACAGCAGGGCGGTGGGCACCTTGTCCTGCTCGACCATGGCCCGCAGCGGGTAGTTCACGGCGCGTTGGCCCACCAGGTCGTCGAAGCCGGTGGGCCGGTACTTCAGTGCGAGCTGCTCCACGGTGCTGCCTCCCCCGGCGCTGCGGTACTGGGCCGGACTAGGCGGCGGTCGGGGTGAGGCGCTGGGTGACGATGCAGGCGTCGCCGTCCTCGTGCAGCAGCCGGGTCATCGCGGATCGGCGGATCCGGGCGGTGCCCTGCCTACCCCAGTTGGGTCCCCACGAGTTGTAGACGGTGTAGTAGCCGCCGCCGGCCGCCGTGGTGATGGTCAGGCCGCTGACCAGGATGCAGTGCCCGCCTTCGACCTTGCCGGTGATGTTGAGGTAGCCCTTGGCGTCCGGCTTGAACATGCCGGTGTACCAATTGATGCCGATCACCCCCGGGCCGATCTTGGAGACGGCCAGGGCGAGGTCGTTCTCCCCGAACGCCCACCGGTATTCGCCGTAGAAGCCGAGCTTGGCGGCGGTCTTGATGCCGGCGAGCACGGAGGTGCCTTCGTACTGCGGTGTGGCGCCGGGGTACGAGCCGCCGGGCCACTGGTCGGTGCGCTGGGCGCCCCAGTAGATGGTCTGCTTGGCGAAGGTGGCGTCCAGGTTGGGGATCGGCACCGGGTTGAAGCGCAGCTCGTTGGTGACGCCGAAGCCGACGCAGGCGCCTTCCTGGCCCTGGTCGAGCACCGGGGAGCCGTCCGGGATGCTCCACAGCTTGGTGGTCGGCACCTCGGCGGTGCCGATGAGGGCGGTCACCGGGTACTGGCGGCTGGCTTCGTCGAATTCGGCGAGCCGGTCCAGCCGGACGTCGGTGTTGGTGGTGCCGTCACGCAGGGTGGGCATCTGGCCGTCTCCCGATCTGCAGCAGGGGTAGCTTCGGGCGCTCTGCGGCGCCGCTGATGGCCGCGTGCATCGCGGCTGAGGCGTTGCGGCGCAGGGCCTCTGGTACACCTACGGCGCAGGACCCCTCGCTATTCACCGCCACCGGTTGGGCGCGCTGCCAGCCGAAGGTGAAGCCGCATTCGGGGCAGGCGAAGTAGCGGTGGTTGCCGTCGGCTTCCGGTTCGGCGAGGCTGCGCCGGCCGTTCGAGTCCAGGCATTCCGGGTCGGCGCAGGGCGCCGCCAGCTCCCGCCAGCCCTCCGTGGCGGTCGTGCTCACTGGCCTTGCTCGGGCCGGTCGCTGTCGGGCAGGTCGAGGCCGCTGATGCGGTCGTAGACGTCGTCGTCGGGGTCGAGGTCCTCGACCAGCTCGGACGGGTCGGTGTTGCCCGGGTCCGGCTGCGGGTCCGGGTTGGGTACCGGGGTCGGGTCGGTCATCTCGGCCTCCTGCGGGCGGTGGTGGGCGTGCTGGTTCCCATCGGTCGTGCCGGTTGGGGCGCGCAGGGTTCGCAGCGCGAACAGGCCGACCAGGTCGGGTTCGCGGGCCATGATCAGCCGGGCGTAGCGGCTGGTGAAGTGGTCGTTGAGTTTGAAGCCGTACTCGTCGGCGGTGGTGCGCATCATGGAGCGCCAGCGCAGCGCGGAGAACAGCAGCTCGATGCCGATGCGGCGGTAGCCGCGGCGGTGGGCCTGGCGGGCCAGGCTGACCAGCTGGGCGTAGACGTGCGGGTTGGCGGCGTGGAACTCGGCGAACCGGGTGTCGATGCTGCTCACCGGTGCGGCTCCTGGATGCGCCGGCCGGCGGCCTCGTCCAGGCAGCGCGGGCAGTGGGTGGGGTGGTAGGGCCGGTCGAGGATGGTGGTGGGGATCTGCAGCGTGCAGCTGTGGCAGTTGGGGCGCAGGAAGTCCTGTTGGGCGCGGTCGGTGTCGGTGAAGGCTTCCAGCCGGGTGGCCGGCAGCCGGGCGGCGTCGATCCAGGACGGGCGGCCCATCAGGGCGGCGTAGACGTTGTACGGGTTGGGCCGGCCGCGCACCAGCATCCGCAGTTTGGGTTGGGCGTGGTCGTTGATCAGCCACAGGTCCTCGACGAACGTCTTGGCGTCGACCTCTTCGGAGGCGGGGGCGAAGTAGCCGCCGACGATGGGCAGCCGCATCGGGACGTGTTCGGCGTGCCGCCAGCCGGCCAGCCGGGCCAGGACCCGGTCGGGGTTGTCGTCGACGGCCAGCTCGAACAGGTTGAGGTCGACGGCGGCGCGCATGGTGGTGGCGCCGGCCGGGTGCGGCAGCCAGTCGCCGATGTGAAGCCACGGGTGCAGTTCGTGGTTCATCGCGTCGAGGAAGCGCTGCAGCGCAGCCGGATCGGCGGCGGCGGCACTGCCGGTGAGCCCGAATTCGAGGTAGTCGACCCCGGCGGTCCAGTCGCGGTGCTTGATTTCGTCGCTGGCGAAGCGGATCGAGCGTTTGGTGATGCCGTACGGGGTGGCCAGGGCGTGCTGGGCGCGGAAGGCGGCCCGGCGCACGGCGAAGCGCCAGTGCCGGTTGTCCACGAAGCGGTACCGGGCGGGCTTGGCGACGCGGGCGCGGATGCGCACGGCCTGGCTGCGCTGGTCGATCGGGCGTAGCGCGGTGAGGTCGACGTGGCGTTCCGCGGCGGCGGCCCGGATGTAGCCGGTGCGGATCTTCAGGTCGGCGTGGTCGCAGGCGCCGCAGGTCTTGCCCTGGCACTTGGTGTCGCAGCGTTCGATCCACTCATTGCCGTGGTAGTCGGCGTCGAAGTTCAGGTCGTAGGTGTGGCTGTCGGTCTGCTCGATGAATTCGCGCATCTGCAGGTAGGTGACCCACAGCAGTTCGCTGGAGATGCCCTGGTCGATGTGTTCCCAGCCGAACATGTCGTGCTTGGCGCGTTCGTCGAAGCAGTCGCCGAAGCCGTTGCGGAAGCCCCGCTCGTGCAGCTTGTCCTCCAGCAGCGCGCGGAAGGTGCGCGGGACGCCGCCCCAGCACGCCTGATCGAGCTGCAGCATGGCGTCGACGAGGGCCTCCCCGACGTCGCGGGAGGCGCGCTGGCACAGCTGGAAGAAGGCGGCCTTGTTGGGTTCGGCCTTGGCGCCGAGCTTGAAGTCGATTTTCAGGTCGCGGAATTCGTCCCAGACGTCGCCGAGGATGCGGCTGGCCAGGGTGGGCGCGAACCACTGGAACGGGGTGTTGGCCTCGATCATCAACGGGGTCCAGGAGAACTGGATACGCACGGTGGGCTGGTGCATCGACTCGCGCACGTCGGCGAGGTCTTTGGCCAACTTGAGGATGCGGTAGACGTCGCCGACGTCCTCACCGGGCAGGTTGGAGATCATGTACAGCTTGAAGCGGCGGATGCCGGCGCGGATGCCCCGGGTGACGGCCTCGATGATGTCGGCGTCGGCGGTGCCCTTGCCGACCAGGTCACGCATGCGTTGGCTGTTGCCCTCCACGCCGAGGGTGACGGCGTCCATGCCGCCGTGCACCTGCAGCAGGATGAAGTCGTGATCGGCGATGAAGTCGTCGACCCGCATCGTGGCCGCATCGACTTCATCCGATACGTTCTCGAGCAGCGCGGCGATGAGTTTCTTGCGTTGGGTGTACATGGGGAAGTCGGGGCTGAACGGGGCCATCCGCACCGAGCCCATGTTGCGGGCGAACTGGTCGGCGTAGTCCAGGACGGCGTCGACGCTTCGTTGCCGGTAGGGCTTCTGCCGGTAGGTCAGGGCGCAGAAGGAGCACCAGGCGGGGCAGCCGCGGCCCACCTCCAGGTCGCCGGAGCCCATGGCCGGGTCGCTGTACAGCAGCGGCGGCGCGACGAGCGGGGCGGCCTGGTCGAGGTTTTTGACGTAGCGGCGCCGCAGCGGCAGCCGCATGCCGCTCAGGTTGCTGCTGTAGCCGATGACCTGCTTGGACGGGTGCGGGCCGACCCCGGCGTGGCTGCGGTCCTCGTAGCCGTAGTGCACGTCGACGAAGCGGGGGAAGTACAGGAAGCTGAATTCGCGGGCCAGGTCGCGGTAGCAGCCGATCCGGTCGCCGGTCCAGGCGCCGGACTGCTTGAAGCCGGCGATGCGGTGGCAGACGGCGCCGATGCCGGGGTTGCCGGGTTCGTCCTCGACTTCGCCGAGCCACCAGCAGTCCACGACCGGGGCGAGGACCTCGGGGGCGCCGTAGCACTGGCCGCCGACGATGACCATCGGGTGGCGGGCCTGCCCGTCGAGCGGGTCGGGTTCGCGGTCGCGCCAGCGGGCCGGGATGCCGGACATGCTCAGCAGCTTCAGGTAGCTCATCGACAGCACCGGATAGCTGATGGAGGAGCCGACCACGTCGAAGTCGGTGAGCGGGTGCTTGGATTCGATGCCGAACGCGCCGATGCCGTGCTTGTCGAGCAGCTTCAGGTCGCGGGGGGTGGCCGGCAGGTAGAACCGGTCGCACAGGTAGCCGGCGTCGTTGATGGCGCTGTAGACGGCCGGGATGGAGGAGTTGCCGGCGGCGGCCTCGTAGGGCCAGGAGGCGAGCATGCACCAGCGCACGGCGGCGCTGTCCCAGTCGGTGCCGCGGGCGTTGGGTTCGTCGCCCAGGTACTGGGCGGGCAGGTCCATGCGGTGGCTGTGCTGGTCGAGGAACTTGTGGATCTGCACCGGGCTAGGCATCGCGGCCTCCATCGCGGCCTCCGTGCTGGCTGCGGCGTGGGGTGCGGGCGGCCAGCAACGCGAAGTAGGCCAGGGTGAAGGCGAGCCCGTCGGGGCTGATCCGGTCGGCGAGGTGCAGGCCGAGGCGGCGGGTGGCTTCGATGATGTCCAGGTCGTGGCAGTCGCGGGCCAGGGTGATCACGTCGTGGTAGGCGGCGGCGCAGTCCTGGTCGGCTTGGGCGAGCAGCCCGGCGCGGATGTCGTCCTCGGCGGCCACGGGCTATTCCTCGTGCTCGCACGGCGGCGCCGGCTCACGCAGCACAAGGTGGCGCAGTTGCCGCCAGCCGGTGAAGTTGCCGGTGCCGTTGAGCGCCGGGGTGGCGACGTGTTCCAGCGGGGAGGCGTGCGGCGGGTCGGCGCTCACGAGGCGCTGGTAGAGGTTGATGTCTTCGGCGGGGTCGCGCCGGCCGTCGTGGGTGAGATACGAGACGCGGGCGCAGCGGGCGGCCGAGACCTGACAGGCGGCGATCTCGCCGAGCTGGCCGGCTTCATCGCCGGTGAGGTAGGGCAGATGCCAGGCGCCGAAGTCCAGTTCGTGCGGGTCGGAGAACTCGACGCAGTCCTCCATCTTGTTGGCCAGCCAGCGGATCTCGTCTTGGGCGAGGTAGTTGCTGCGTTGGGCGAAGAAGCCGCGCCAGTCGGTGGCCGAGACGATGACGGTGTGCGGCAGGAACGGTTCCAGCAGCCGGTTGACGATGGATTTGTGCACGCCGAGGCGGACCAGCTGCTCGGCCGATTCGACGGCGCTGTCCCGGGCGGCCAGCCAGATGTCGCGGGCCTGGTCCTGAATGTCCTTGGGCAGGTAGGGGCCGGCCTGCATGCCTTTCTGCTCGGCGCGGAAGCCGATCGGCAGGGCCGGGGTGTCGGCGAGCTTGGCCATCATCTTGTGCACCGGGATGGCCCGGGAGGAGGCGCTGTTGCGGGAGAAGGCCCGGTGGGTGTTGAACTCCGGCAGCATGTACCGGTGCATGGTGACTTCGAGGGTGGTCAGCCGGTGCCCGAGCGGGCTGATCGAGTCGGCGATCACCTTGGCGCTGGGCAGGAAACGGGGCAGGGAGTCGGCCACCCATGCTTCTACTGGCCGGCGGCCGAGTTTTTCTCGGGTAAAGCCTTCGGCTCCTCGCGCAGCTCGTCGTAGCGGGTGAGGATCTCGGCGAGCGTGCTCAGCACGGTGCCGCCGCGACGGTGCAGCCTGCCGGCGCGCCGGTCGAGCAGGTCGACCAGCTCCTGCGGGATCTCGTCGGGGGTCATCACACCGCGCGGACGGTGGTGACGCCGCCGGTCAGTTCGAAGCGGTAGCGCACGTCGGCGGCGTCGGTGAAGGCGTCGGAGTGGGTGACCAGGATGATCTGCACGCCGGTTTTGTCGACCAGTTCGCGCAGGAATTCGGCCAGCCTCGGTTCGTATTCGGCGGAGACGTGCGCGAAGGTCTCGTCCAGCAGCAGGGTGCTCTCCGAGCTGCCGGCGCGGCCTTTGGTGGACAGCAGCAGGATGACCAGGCGCAGCAGGAACCCGACGGTGGCGGCCAGGCCGCCGCCGCGAGCGTCGAGGACGTCGGTGTCGACCACGGTGTCACCGGTGCCGTCGTTCATGCCGGAGCGCACGACGAAGTCGACGACCGGGGTTTTGGCCCGCACGCCGGGGACCAGGTGGAAGGACAGGTCCGCGCCGAAGATGGTCTGCAGTCCTTTGGTGACCAGGGTTTCGATCTGGGTCTGGGCGGCGGTCTGGCGGTCCTCGCCGATGCTCGCGAGGAGCGCGGCGGCCTGCTCGTGCAGGTCGACCTGGCCGGACAGGTGGGCGACTTCGGCGGTGAGCCGTTGGCCGGTGACCGCGACGGTGCGGGCGGCGCCGGCCTCGCGGTCCAGTTGGCGCCGGGCGCGGCGCAGCCGTTCGGTGAGGGCGGCGAGCTGGGCCGTCTGGTTCATGCGCCGGTCCAGTCCAGCAGCATCTGCTGCACGACGGCGACGGTGCCGGTGTCGGGGTCGCGCAGCAGCAGCGGGGCTTTGCGGGTCTTGGTGTCCTCGCCGAGCAGGAAGGTCAGGGTCGGCCCGGTGTGTCCGCCGATCATGTCGGTGAGGAAGGCGTGGTTGACCACGAGGGTGCGTTCGGGGCCGTCCCAGCCGACCTCGTCGATGGTTTCCTCGGCGGCGTTCTTGTACTTGTCGCGGGCCGAGACGCTCAGCCGGCCGGGGGCACCGGGGGCACCGGGGGCGGCGGGGGCCAGGTGCAGCCCGATGGCGGAGGTGTTGGGGTCGGCGGTGATGCGGACCCGCTTGATCGCGGTGAGCAGGTCGGCGCGTTCGACCCGCAGTGGCTGCTTGTTGCTCAGGGCCGGGCGCAGCCACAGCGCTTCCAGGTCGGGGAACTGGGCGATGAGCTTGTTGACGATGAACACGTCGGCGCCGAGCCGGAAGATCAGGTGCAGTTTGGATTCGCCGACGTGGATGTCGGTGAGGTCGCTGCCTTTGAGCAGCTTGAGCAGGTCGTCGACGGCGCCGATCGGGATCTGGCAGGTGAAGGGCAGCTCGGCGGTGCCGGCCTGGGCGAAGCGGGCGCCGTCGCAGGCGGTCATCCGCCCGTGCGCGACGTCGATCATGTTGAGGCTGGCCCGGTTGGCGTCACGGCAGGCGGCGTAGCGCACGGCGTGCAGGGAGGCGGCGAACGCGGCCCGCTCGACGGCGACCAGGGTGACTTCGGTGATCTCGGGCATGGCCGGGTAGTCGGCGCCGCCGGCCAGCATGAGGTTCCAGGTGGTGCGTCCGATGGTGATGGCGGCGGCCTGCCCGCGGACCCGGATGCGCACGTCGCCCTCGTCGGCTTCGCGGACGATGTCGAGCATCTTGCGGGCCGGGAAGACGGCCACGCCGGGGGCGTCGACTTCGACCAGTTCGGTGGTGGCGATCATCGACAGTTCGGTGTCGGAGGCGATCACCCGCAGCCGGCCGGGCCGCACGTCGATCTGGAAGTTCTTCAGCACCGGCATGACGTCGCGGGTCGGCACGACGGTGGCCGCCCGGTCCAGCAGCAGCTGCAGGATGAACCGTTTGATGGTGAAGCCGATCTCGGCCGGCGGGGCGGCGGCCAGGCCGGCGGCGAAGGCGGCGGCCGGGTTGTCCGTGCCCGGGGCGAGCAGCTCATCGATGAAGCTGTGCCCGTCCACGACCGCGGAGTTGGTGGTGCCGGGGGTTGGGGTCATGGGTCAGGCTCCGATCTCGTCGAGGGCGGCGGCCAGGGTGGCGATCTCGCCGGCCAGGGCGGTGTCCAGTTGCTGCAGCATCGCCTGAGCTTCTTCGACGGTCTGCACGCCGAACTCCTCGGCGAGCTGGGCGCGGGCGGTGGCGGCGCTGGCCGCGGCGGCGTCCCGGTCGGCCTCGGCGCGTACCCGGGCGCGCTGTGCGGTGGCCAGGCGGGTCCGGATGGCGGCCACCTGGGCGTCGAGATCTGCGCTGGTGTGCTGCTGGGTCATGCGCTGGCCTCCCGGGCGGTGCTGGCGGCGGCGCGCAGCGCGCTCGCCATGGTGCTGGTGGTGCTGGTGGTGCTGCCGGCGGTGCGGCTGGTGGGGTTGCCGCCGATGGCGATGGTGTTGCCGACCGGGGCGTAGCGGGCGCAGGCGTGGCGGACCTCGCAGTAGCGGCAGCCGTCGGTGCCGGTTTTGCAGCTGGCTTCGGCGCGCCAGATGTCCCCGGCCATGCGCAGGATGGCGGCCCACATTTGGCGGCGGTGCTCGTCGGTGAGGGTCCAGTGCAGCACCGGGTTGCGGCACATCGGCTGGATCAGCCCGACCCGGATGGTGGGGCTGCCGTGTTCGGCGAGCACGGCCAGGTCGTAGAAGACGAGCTGGCCGAGGACCTTGCGCCAGTAGCTGTCGTCCTTGGTGCCTTTGAGGTCCCACACGGCCCGGCCGGCGGCTTCGACGGTGAGCAGGTCCATTTCGCCGCGCAGGTAGATGGTGGTGGGGGTGCCGTCCAGGTAGGGCACGACGACGGGTTGGCGGAAGCGTTGCGCGCAGGCGAACTGGTAGGGCAGGACCAGGGTGTCCAGCAGCGGTTCGAGGCGGGTGAGCAGCTGCAGGCAGAACTCCCGCAGTTCGGCCCGGTCTTCGGGGTGCCGCCAGCGCACCACGCCGTCGCCGTCGTCGATGGCCTGCTGGGCGCAGGTGGCGATGTACTCGTCGATCTGGGCGGCCATCTGCCCGTGGCGGCGGTCCGGGTCGGCCAGCCAGCGGCGCATCAGCCCGTCCACGACCATGCCGTGGAAGTAGTTGCGGATGTTGGCGCCCTTGCTGCGGTGCCCGGCGCGCAGCAGGGCGGACTTCTGCCGGCATTCCTGGTGGGCGCGCAGCTGGCTCCAGGAGATGGCGATCGGCTCTGCCGGTGCAGCGGTCATCGGGCCGTCTCCAGCAGCTCGGCGATGACGGCTTCCAGGTCGGGGCCGAGCTGCAGGCTGCGCACGTGGGCGAGGACGGCTTCGATGGAGGTGATCTCGATGCGGGTCTGCCCGATCGAGTCGAGGAAGGCGTCCAGGCTGAGCTGGGCGGCGGCCGTCTTTGCGGTTTCGGCGAGGCGGAACACCTCGCTGGCCGGCTTGTGCGGCAGGACGAGGTGTTCCACGGCCGGCGAGCCGGGGGTCCAGGCGCCGATGGCGACCTGCCGGGTCAGGTTGTGTTCGTGCAGCGACCCGCGCGACAGCGCGCCGGGGTTGGAGAAGCGGACCCCGCCGACGGTGTATTCGCCGTGCGCCTCGTGCACGTGGCCGTAGTGCACGGTGCCGTGCCCGTCCATCGCCTTGGCCCACGCCTCGGCCGGGTAGAACTCGTAGGGCAGCTCCAGGCCGGGCCGGTAGAGCGGGGCGTGGGCGACGACCAGCGCCGGCACGCCGCCGTCGAGGCGGCTGCGCCAGTCGGCGAAGGCGTCGGCGACGAGGTCGTCTGCGAAGCGCATCAGCCAGGGCACCCCGTAGACCGGGTCGGGGATGATCCCGGCGTCGACGGCGGACCAGCCGTGCAGCAGGTGGGCGGCGCCGGAGGCGAAGACCACACCGAGGGGCTGGGTCTCGTCGAGGGAGTCGAGCCGGTCGTGTTGCATGTCGTGGTTGCCGGGCACGATCAGCGTCGGGCACGGCCAGCTGCGCAGGGTTTCGATGAACCGGCGCACGGTGCGGTGGGTGGTGCGGGTGGGGGTTTTGAGGTGGAAGACATCCCCGGCCAGGATGACGGCCCGGGATTGGCGCTGTCCGGCCAGCGCCCCGACCTCGCCGAGCAGGTCGAACAGGTCGTCGTTGTAGGTGTCCGTGCAGGAGGACGGCGGCCGGTCGGACAAATGGATGTCGTTAACCAGAAGATAGTCACGCACGCTCGGCCACCTCACGATTTCCCGGTGCCCGAAGCATACCCCAGTCTGTTGACGTACGTCCACGCTCGATTGCGGCGATGTTACGCCTGTCCGGGCGTGTGGCCGTCATTCAGGGGCTCCCTCGAAATGCAGAAGACTCCGGGTGCGGGAAATCCCGCCTCCGGAGTCTTCTACAGGTTGCCGGTCAGCCGATGTCGCGGCGGCGGGCCAGGCGCAGGAACCCGGCCCCGAGGGCGAGCGCGATGACGGCGATGCCGACGAACGGCAACGGGTTGGTCGAGCTGGTCACTGGCAGGGTGCCGCCGACCGGGGTCTGCGTCGGCGTCACGGTGCCGCTCGGGGTCTCGCTCGGAGTCTGGCTCGGGGTCTGGCTGGGCGTGTCGCAGCCGCCGTAGCCGTCGTCGGTGCAGCTCGGCGAGGGCAGGCCGACCGGCGTTTCGGTCGGGGTGGCCGTGGCGGTCGCCGTCGGGGTGGCAGTGGGTGTGCCGTAGCAGTCGCACATGCCGTCATCGCCGGTGCCTGCAACGCCCGGCAGGGTGGTGGGCAGCCACCGCTGGTGGGTGCCGTCCTTGGTGCAGGTGTAGGAGTTGCCGTTGCCGGCCTGGCGGATGGCGCCCAGCTCGCTGCCGGCGCAG